ACTGGACTGAAAAATTCCTCGGGAAGCGCCTGCCAGTCACGGCAGAGAAAGACTTTGCAATGGTCGAGCTCTGGGACGACAGGTGCGTGCAAGTGAAAACAAATACCGGCGAATCTCTCGCGGAGCGTTGCGCCGCGATTCACTCTTAACGATTCTATGATGTGCAATCCAAATATTTTGCCGAATGGTGCGGAGCAGCTTGGTTCGAAGACTGGGAGCTCACCGCAAATCACCAACCCGTTTCACAACGAACTTTTGGAGAAGTCACTCCAAGAAATCTCGAAGACAGTGTCGAAGCTCAGAGCGGAATGGCTGAAGAAAAAAATACTCCTTGAGGGGATTCCATCATGGATGATGGACGGAATTGAGGAGCGGCACCCGCTGACTATTCAATCCGCCGGGGAGTGGCTGAGAGCCCGGCGCTATGCGTGGGGCTGCCGCGAGTTTAATACCATGCAGCTCTACCAGAATGGGGACCTGTTGCACGACGAGGAAATCTTTCACATGCCGATGAAGTATGAAAACGTCATCCAAACATACCGCAGGGAATTCTTCTGATAGCCTGCCGAAGGTGCGGGAGAAGAAACTCCCAAACGACCGATACGGCGACCATTCGGACGAGCCGGGCAAGCCGCCGAAGAAGCGGCCGGGCCACATCCGGATATCGAAGAAGCTGCGAAAGCGGCCGCGGCTATACTGCGAGGTGTTGCTGCACGAGGGACTGCACGAGTATGCGCCCTATCTCGAAGAGTGGGCGGTGCAGGAGATTGCGGACAAGCTCGAATGCCTTCTCAACCGGTCCGGGAAATGGACGCTGCGTGACTGAGGAAGAGAAATTTTTGCACTTCCGAAAGCTCGGATGGTTCTGGACGTTTTCAATCGATGAGAATTTCCAAGAGCACCGGACTTTGGTAAACTCCCGCGGCTGCAACAGCGAGTTGGAGTTTGCGCCGGAGCGATTGCCGATACTCCAAATAAATCAGTTGCCCGAAACGCCGTAACGGCCGATTGTCTGATACTATGGCAATATCTTTATCCACAGCACAGAAAGCTAACATTCAGCACGGAATCGATTTGATGTTGAAGGGCACCGCGGAGGAGCTCCCCGTTGATTCGACTGTGATGGAAAACGTCGGCAAGACCGCCCGGGCAATTTCGTTCCCGACGCCGGGGCAGACGTTCGAGCAGGCCGTCCGAGACAATCCAGTGAGCACTTTGCTGAAGCTGGTGCTTTTCGTAGGCGCGTAATTTTTTGCCCTGTGGTGTCAATGGAGCACTCCGGCGTATAGCCGGAGGCGCAGGTTAGAACCCTGCCGGGGCAGCCAACATTCCGAACGACCGCCGTATCCCATAAGGTTCGGGCTCTTAGGAATCTGATAAAGCGGCGCTAATCTTTGAGGATTAGGGCCGCTTTTACTTTCATTTGGGTGTTGACTTCTTCCGTGCCCGTGGTAAAGTGGGGCATGGTTAATTACGTTTTGATTAAGACCCACCTCCCGAAGGGCGTATCAGACAAAGCGCCCTGCACGGTGCTGGCGACTCAGTTCTGCCTGTCTCTTACGTGGGAGCACGCCCACAAGCTCGCGGCTGAGCAGGGCAGGAAAAACAACCGCGGATTCTGGCCGCGCATACTTTGCCCGGCACTCGGCCTCGAGCACCGGCCCGACCTCGGAGCGCAGAGTTTAATGACAGCGCTCGAGTCCATGCAGACCGGCCGGTTTTTCGTCTACGTGGCGCACCACTGTTTCGCCGTCGTCGACGGCCGGATTTTCGACAACAGGTTCACGAAGCGCAACTGCCGAATCAAAGCGATATATCAGGCACCGCTGGACAACCCTGATTTTCTGAGCCGCTATCCGTATCTGGAAAAGCTCGCGGCGCTGGACAAAATCCCGGACATCCGGGGAATCAATGAGAGGAGACTTGCATGAGTTTTCTACTTCTCTTGATTCTGCTCGAGCTCTGGAGTATTGGTTCTAAACTGACTCCACCGGCCCCAGTCGTCACACCTGAATTCCCTCCTATCGATTGGAGCAAAGAGCCTCGACGAAAACGGCAGACGAAAGCGGAGCAGGAAGCTACCTTTCGGGAAATGGCAATGCGGCATTGTATCCCACAGGACCCCCACGCAGGCCAAAGAATTTGCTTGCGCCCGGATGGAAGTTCGTATAGATTTTGAATATGAAAGTTTTTACATACATTCGAGTTTCAAGCAAGGGCCAAGTCGAAGGCGACGGCCCAGAGCGCCAGCGCCTAGCCTGCGCCGCTTTTGCCAAGACCCACAACCTCACCCAAGAGGCGGAATTTTTCGACGCCTATACCGGCTCAAGCGAAGACCGACCGGCGTTCACTCAAATGCTGGAGAGCTTGGCGGCTAACGCCGGGCAGGTTCAAGCCGTGGTAATCGAGCGTATGGACCGGCTGGCGCGTGACTTGATGGCTAGTGAGTTTTTACTGCGGGAGCTCCGCAAGCTGAACGTAAAGCTTTTCTCCACCGACCAGAACAACCTCGAAGACGTGGCGAGCAACGATGTGGACCCGACCCGAATCCTTATTCGCCAGATTCTCGGCGCTCTCGCCCAGTGGGAAAAAACCACGCTGGTCAAGAAGCTCCGGGTCGCAGCTCAGCGCGCAGCGAAGGAAGGCCGCGTCGGAGGTAACAAACCCTTCGGAGCGAAAGAGGGAGAGCAGGAAGGTCTCCGCCAGCTCGCGGAGTGGTCTCGGCAGGGATATAAGACCCAAGATATCTCGGACATGCTGAATGCCCGGAACTACCCTACCCGGTCGGGAAAACCGTGGTCGAGGCACACGGTGCACGGGATTCTTTCCCGGACTGGGCAGCTTACAAGCGAAGTCATCGGCGCGAAAGCGGTCCGAAAAGAACTTGCGAACTTGCTCGCAAACAGCGATTCTTAGGTAACACAACCGCAACCTTGTCTGCATGTCCCACGGGACGGCCGTAATCGAGGGAGGGTATTATGAAGTGAACTGAAAAAACAGATAGTCTCATGCTGGCCGCCGGGCGATTCATCCGGCGGCCTTTTTCTTTTTGTGGCATTCGCCGCGTTTAACTCCGATTGTTAAGGATGGCTAACGTAATTGGAAAGTATGCTGAGCGGGACTTGCCGCTCGCCCGCGTGTGGGTTCGTTCATGGCGCGCCCGGGGATGGAAGACTGGAATCAGGTTCGACCAAAAAGAGCGGTGGGTATCCCTCCGAGTAATTAATTTTTCTCTTCCCCGAAGAGGGGCGCCGGACCAACTCAAGTGGAAACGATACGGAGTCCGCGGATGGGAGACCTCGCCGCTTGTGAAGTTCCCGGCCGGTGCAACCGAGGAAGACGTTTTGAATTGCGGCCGGGCACTGTAATGGACACCTCCGACGCCGGGCAAAAAGCACTTGCTGCAAGAGTCGCCGCCCTGATACATTCAGAGCAGCGGGTCGAAGCTTGCCACGCGATTTGCAATCATCTAAACACCGACTTCAAAACGAAGCGGCCGAAGGCGACGGCAGGCGAAGTGGATTCGATGCTCGCGCAATACCTTCACGGCATACTCGAGCAAGGCTACCTCGCAGAAGCAGCACAAGTTTTATGGACGCCAACACAGTTCACGCCAGAACCGCAATCAGTCAAAGATATCTGGAATCTCTTCGAAACCTCGGATATGGGTTTGATTTGTGGTGCCGCGTCAATGGGCAAAAGCTTTTCGATGGGTGTTCGGCTATTGCTGGAATGGATAAGAGACCCTCACTATACCACAATCAGATTATTAGGTCCTTCCGAGAACCATTTAGAGTCAAATTTATTCTCCCACATGGTCCGGCTTCACCAAGGCGCAAGCATTCCGCTGGCCGGGGAAGTCGGCGGGCTCTTCATAGGACTCACACGCCGTGACCAATTATCTTCGATTCGCGGGGTTATCGTCCCGAAGGGCGCTAATAAAAAGGCTGGCCGTCTTCAAGGTTCCAAACGGGCCAACCGGCCCAGTCCGCACCCAGTTTTCGGACCTCAGTCTCGACTCTTCATTTTCCTTGACGAAGTCGAAAACATCGCAAAGGGAATCTGGGCCGACATCGACAATATTATTTCCAACGCAGAAGAGTCCGGCCAAGGATTCAAAATTTTCGGAGCATACAACCCCAGCGACCCCTATGACGAAGTCAGCAAAAGAGCAGAGCCCCCCTTCGGGTGGAGCAACCTTGACGAAGATTTACATTATCGTTGGAAATCAACACGCGGCTGGGCAGTCTTACGTCTTGACGGCGAGCGATGCGAAAACGTGTTGCAAAAGCGAGTCATCTTTCCCGGCCTGCAGACTTCGGGCGGACTTGAAAAGATTGCTGCCAATGCGGGCGGACGCAATTCTGGGGGCTATCGAACGATGGGGAGAGGCCTCTACCCCGCAATCGGAATTGAGGCGACCGTCATACCTGCAGGTATGCTGGGTAAAATCCGTGGAGAGTTTATCTGGTTCGAAGAGCCTACGCCCGTGGGGGCGACTGACCTTGCGCTTGAAGGCGGCGATGA